TTCTCCACCCCGCGCGGCGTGCAGGACACCACCGGCGTGGACAAGAGTGCGCACGAGCGGCTGCTGCTGCTGTCGGACTACTCCGCGACGATCAACGGGGTGTTCAACGCCACCGGGGCGCACCTGGTGTTCAAGACGGTCTCGGCGTCGCCGGCGGTCGCGCGGAACCTGAAGATCCAGCCGATCGTGGGGTCCACGCCGTATCTGTCGTGCCTGGTGCTGCTTACCGACTACACGGTGACCCGCACCAACACCGGCGAGCTCACCTACGCCGTGCCCGCTGTTCTGAGCGACGGCACCGTCCCCACCTGGAACTGAGAACCCTGCCATGGGCTACAAGGCCAAGAAGAAGCTGTACAAGCTGACATTCGCCGAGGACACGGACATGGACGGGCTGGAGGTCACGATGACCTCCATCTCCACCGGCCAGATGCTGCGGTTGCAGCAGCTGTCCGGCATGGGCGCCGCAGCGACGAAGGACCCGAAGATCTTCGGCGAGATGATCGGGATCTTCGCCGGGGCCATCAAGTCCTGGAACCTCGAAGACGACGACGACACCCCGGTCCCGGCGACCGTCGACGGCGCCATGGCACAGGACCCCGACTTCATCATGGTGATCATCTCCTCCTGGTGCCTCGCGATCGTCGGAGTGTCCGGCCCTTTGGACGGGCCATCGACCTCTGGCGCGAATGCCCTGGAGGCGTCGATGCCGATGGACGCGCTGTCGTCGAGCCCGCCGAGCTGAAGCAGGCCCGGCTGATCCTGAACACCCTGGAGCGGTTCGGCGGCTACACACTGCAAACCCTGCTCCAGGAGGACGTCGAGTTGTTCCGGCTGATGGCGATCGAGGAGAGAGGAAGACCCAGGGATGACCCGGACGAGTTCTGAGCCGCGCACGGCGCCGCTCCGGGCCGTCCTGCCCGCGGCCGCAGGGCGGCGCCGATGCCGAACCTGATCGAGATCGTCATCTCGGGCAAGAACGAGGCCAAGAAGGCGATCGCCGAAGCCAAAGCCGACTCCGAGGGCCTGTCCGGGACCATGTCCAAGATGGGCGCGGCCTCCGGGCTGATCCTGGCCGGGATCGGCATCGAGGCCGGGAAGATGGCCACGTCCTACGAGCTGTCGACGACGCGCCTGGTCACCTCGGCCGGGGAGTCGACGAAGAACCTGGACATGGTCCGCAAGGGCATGCTGACGATGGCCGGGCAGGTCGGCGTCGGCGCTGAGGAACTGTCCAAGGGCATGTACACGGTCGAGTCGGCCGGGTATCACGCCGGCGACGGCCTGACGGTGCTGAAGGCCGCGGCTCAGGGCGCGAAGGACGAGAACGCGGACCTGGGCAAGGTCGCGAACGCGGTCACTGACGTGCTGGTGGACTACCACCTGAAGGCCACCGACGCCGCGAACGTCACCTCGCAGATGGTGACCGCGGTCAGCTACGGCAAGACGAGCTTCGACGACTTCTCCGGGTCGATGCACAACATCCTGCCGCTGGCCTCGGCGATGCACCTGTCCTTCGCGGACGTGTCCGGGGTGCTGGCGGAGATGACGGCGCACGGCATGTCCGCCGATCAGGCGTCGCAGAACATGGCGAACGCGATGCGGTCGCTGATCGCGCCGACGAAGGCGCAGCAGAAGGAGTTCGCCGCGCTCGGCATCTCGGCGGCGGAGGTGCGGGACAAGCTGGGCACCGTCGGGTTGTCCGGGACGATGCAGTTCCTGGAGGAGACCGCCAAGAAGGTCTCCCCGAACGTTCTGGAGCAGGAGGCGGCGCTCAAGAAGCTGATGGGCACCGCGCCGGGGCTGTCGGTGGCGCTGATGACCACCGGTGAGAACGCCGAAGCGACCGCCGCCGCGATCAAGGGGATTGGCGGGTCGGCGGCTGATGCGCAGGGCAACGTCAAGGGCTTCTCCGAGATCCAGGAGACGCTGGCGCAGAAGGTCGCCCAGGCGAAGGCGTCGTTCGACTCCCTGATGATCACGCTCGGGAACAAGATCATACCGGTCGTGAAGGACGTCACCGACTGGATGAACAAACACCACGACATCGTGGTCAAGGTCGGTGAGGCGCTTGTCGTCCTGATGGGGGTGCTCGCCGCCTATGCGATCGGTACGAAGGTGGCCGCGGTGGCCACCGCGCTGTTCGAGGGCGCCACCTGGCTGCTGAACGCCGCCCTGGACGCCAACCCCATCGTGCTGATCGTGCTGGCGCTGGCCGCGCTCGCCGCGGCGCTGTACGAGATCCTCACCCACTGGAAGACGGTGTGGGCCGAGGTCAAGAAGATCGCCGACGACGTCGGCAAGTTCCTGTCCCGCATCTGGCGCGACGTCGAAGACGAGGCCAAACGAATCTGGGCCGACATCACCGGGGCGCTGCGGGAGGCGTGGGACGCCCTGGCCGACCTGTGGGACAGCACCGGCGGCAAGGTCGTCGCGAAGATCAGCCAGGCGTGGGACGAGGTCTCCTCCGCGGTATCGCAGGAGTGGGACCACATCGCCGCCGACCTGTCCTCAATCTGGGACAACCTGGTCCGGCTGTGGAACGACACCGGCGCGAAGCTGATCGCCGTCATCGGCTCCGTCATGGACTTCATCGGCAACCACATCCTGGAGCCGGCATGGAACCTGATCACCAAGATGCTCGGCGACTACATGAAAATCGTCGAGGGTGTCCTTCGTGCCGGCTGGGACATCGTGCGGGGCGTTTTTCAGCTCGCGTGGGACGCCATCGTCGGCATCGTCAAGGCTGCCTGGGACCTGATCGGCGCCGCAGTGTCCACGGCCGTCGACTTCATCGAGGCGATCCTGAAGACCGGCTGGGACGTTGTCCTCGCCGCCGTACACATTGCTTGGGACCTGATCAAGGCCGCGATCAATGTCCCGCTCGACCTGATTAAGGGCGCGCTCCAGCTCTTCACGGACTCTGTCACCGGACACTGGTCGAAGTTGTGGACCGACGTCAAGAAGCTGGCATCGGACCTGTGGAACAACATCTACGCCCTGATCAGCGGCGTACTCGGCACCATCAAGACCTTGGTTGTCAACTCGGCGAAGAACATCTGGGACGGCTTCACCAACGGCATCTCGGCCGCCCTGGCCGGCATCGGCAAAGCCCTCGGCGACATCTGGCTGACCATCACAGGTTTCTTCAAGGACGCCGGGAAGTGGCTGTGGCAGGCGGGCAAGAACATCATCCAGGGCCTCATCAACGGCATCGGCTCCATGGCCTCCGACCTGGGCAGCGCCCTTGGGAACGTTGCCGGCAAGGTCGGTTCCATCCTGAACCCGGTGAACTGGTTCGCCCATGGCGGCGAGGTCGGCGCCGCAGCGACCGGAGGCGACCGCTCCGGACTGGTGATGGTCGGCGAGCAGGGACCGGAGCTGGTGCGGCTCCCGACCGGGTCCACGGTGCGCTCCCACCCCGACACCATGGCCGCGCTCTCCGGCGGAGGCGGCCGAGGGGGCGCACCGGCTCAGCTCGAATGGGTCGGCCCGGAAGGCGACGAACTCTTCACACTCATCAAGCGGTGGATCCGCGTCAACTACGGCAGCGGTCCCGACAGCGTTCAGACAGCCCTCGGGCAGTAAGGGGATCGACGGGTGCACAGGTATAAGTGCTTCAACAATGCGATGGCGACCACGGCCGCAACGACTGCTGTAGCGACCGGCACGGCCATCAAGACAATGCTCCAGATTGCCACCCCGTCGACACGGCAGCTTCAGGTCATCTCCTGGGGCTACGCCCTGTCGGGTCTGCCCGGCGCGGCCGGCACGGTCGAGCTCATCCAGACCGATGTCGCCGCGACCGTCACCGCACACATCGCAACCGGCGTGCAACCGCTGGACCCGAACGCGCCGGCGTCGCTGATGACCCTCGGCGTGTCCGCGACGGGCTACAGCGCCAGCGCTGAAGGAACGATCACCGCGACGCGCGTTTTCGACACCGATCAAATCTCGACAACAGCCGGTGCAACATTGGTCAACTACGACTATCAGTTCATGCCGGACGAGAGGCCGATCATCGCGGTCAGCAAGTTCCTGCGCATCCGCATGACCATGCCCACCTCGGGCGTGAACGCCCTGTGCTGGATCGTCTGGGACGAGTGATCTAATGACCTCGTCGGCAGTCGCCGCGGCGAGCTGGGGACGTGCGAAATGGAAGTCCAGCCTCGGGCTCGCCGCGCTCCCGGGCCCGCTGATGAGCCCTGCCGGATCACTGCCCGACGGTGGCACGGGCGACCTGACAGGTCTCGCCGTCGAGATCTTCATCAACTCGGCGTGGACCGACATCACGGACTTCGTCTACTACCGCGGGAACGTCGGCGTCACCATCACCCGCGGCCGCGCCGACGAGACGAGCCAGATCCAGCCGCAAACCGCGAAGATGATCCTGAACAACCGCGACGGCAGGTTCTCCGTGCGGAATCCCGGCGGCCCCTACTACGGGCAGCTGGGGCGGAACACGCCGCTGCGGGTGTCGCGGCTGGCCAACGGAATCCGCCGCTACCGCTTCCACGGCGAGGTTCCGGCGTGGCCGACCGCCTCGGACATCTCCGGCAGGGACGTGACCGTCACCGTCATCGCCTCGGGCATGCTGCGGCGGCTGCGGTCCGGAAATCAGCCGTTGCGGTCGCCGTTGTTTCGCGCGTTCACCATCCGCTACACCAATGCAAACTACAACATCGCTTCGCAGTTCGCGCCGGTAGCGTATTGGCCGTGTGAGGACGGAGCTTCTGCCACGCAGATTGCTTCGGGCCTGAATGGCGGCACCGCCATGGTGGTTTCCGGTTCGCCTAAGTACGCCACCAATACGGAGTTCCCGGGATCAGCTGCGGTACCGCAGCTAAATGGTTCGACCTGGACAGGCACCGTTCCTACGGTTACTGGGGTAACTGGCAACGCACTCTGGCTACTACTTTCTATCCCCGTCGCTGGCGATACCAATAATAGCATTATTGCCCGCATGGAAACGCCAGGGGGGACCGTTGCACGCCTTGAGCTGTCCTACACTACCGACCTTGATGGCTCACTTATTCTAAAGGGTTACGACGCCGCGGGCGCCCAGGTGTTTACTTCGGGTGACTTCAGTTTTCTCCCTACAATAAATGGGATCCCATGCATTATTGGGATACGTCTAAATCCTGACCCCGCAATTCCTGGCCTAATCGACTGGGAAGTTGACCTTACTTCGGTAGTTGATACCAATAATAGCGGTGGATTCATCGGTTCGTTCTCGGGATCATCTATCGGTACCCCAGTCCGAATTACGATTAACCCAGGCGGGGGCCTGATCGGAACGGCAGTAGGGCATGTCGCCTGCCAAGCTGCTGCTGACGACGTGCTGGAAGCCAACCTTGACGCCGCCATTGGCTGGGTCGGGGAAACTCCATCCTCCCGCATTGCCCGGCTATGCGGGGAGCAGGGCGTGCCAGCGGTGGTAATGTCCACCCCGGGGGCTGGCGACCCGGGTGACGAGACAACGATGGGCACTCAGACGGTTGACACCTTCGCCGCCTTGTTGCAGCAGGTACCGGACACCCTGTTTACGCCGCTTTCCGAGGCCCGGGATCAGCTGTCCCTGGTGCTGCGGGACAAGAGCACCATGTACAACCAGGCAGCCAAACTCACGCTCGACATGGCGCAGAACCAGCTGTCCGGACCGCTTATCCCACTCGACGACGACCAGCTGGCCCGCAACGACGTCACCGTGACCCGCAAGGGCGGCTCGGCTTACGAGCTGGCCCAAACCTCCGGGACGATGTCGACACTGCCGCCGCCGGACGGGATCGGCGTCTACCCGTACAACTACGACCTGTCCCTAGGCGACGACTCGCAACTGCCCGACCAGGCCGGGTGGCGGCTGCGGTCCGGAACGGTGGACGAGCCGCGGTATCCGCGGATCCCGGTGAACATCCGCCGGTTCGCCGGAACATCGGCCACCAGCGTCGACCTGACGAACGCGCTGCTCACAATCGACATCGGAGACCGTCTCGACGTCATTAACCCACCAGGCCCTGAGTTCCCGCCAGACCCGATCAGCCAGATCGTGCAGGGCTACACCGAGACCCTCGGCAACTTCGAGCACGACATCGTGTTCAACTGCTCCCCTGCGTCACCATGGAACGTCGGCTTCATCGATGACCCGGTGTACGGCCACGCCGACACCGACGGCTCGACACTCGCCGGAGACTACCCGCTGGGCACCGAGGCAACGCTGATCGTGGCGACCACTGGCGCGGCAACCGGCAGCCCACTATGGACGACGGACTCGACCGACTTCCCGTTCGACATCAACGTCGGCGGGGAGCGCATCACCGTCACCAACATCACCGGCGCGGCCAGCCCGCAGGCGTTCACCGTAACCCGCTCGGTAAACGGCGTGGTCAAGGGCCAGACCAACAACACCGACGTCCGGCTGTGGCAGCCGATGTACCTGAGTATGTAGGAGGACGACTTGGCTGCGCGCACCATCCCCACGCTGCCGACGTGGACCGCCGGCGCCCGCGTCACAAGCGGTCGCCTTGTAAGCATGGTGAACTACCAAAAATTCTGGGCCGACCCACCGATGTTCCGCATGTACCAGAGCATCGCGCAATCCATCCCGAACACCACGGACACCCAAATCACCTGCGACGTCTCGAGCTACGACACCGAAAGCGGGCGGGCGGCTTCAACGCCGTGGTCATACACCATCCCTGCGGGGCAGGGCGGGCGCTGGCAGCTTGCATGGGCAGCCGCCACCGTCACCAACTCCACCGGCGCCCGCGACTCCTACATCAAGGCAAACGGCAGCCGGATCACCGGCTCCCCCACCGCTGGCGCAGCGCCTAGCAATGACCTCTCGCAGTCGTTCGGTGTCACGACTGTCGCATTGAGCGCTGGCGACGTGCTTGCGTTGTGGCTCTGGCAGAACTCCGGTGGCGCGCTGAACACCGCGACCGGCGGCAACAACAGCTCCTTGTTCGAGGGGCGCCTCATCTCCCTGGCCAGCCCGTGATCGGAGTATTGATGCATCAGACTGACGCTCCCGGATGCCATGCCTGTGGCACGCCGCCGCTGTTCCAGTGGACCCGGCTCGCGACCGCCACCGAGGCCGAGAAGCAGAAGGCGGAGATCGCACGACTTCAGGGGCGCGAACTCACCGACGCCGAGATCGCCGCGCGGTACGGGCCGCTGCGGATTGCGCTGACCGGCTGTGCTGCGCATCACCTCGGCGACGTCGCAGGCGATGCCGACTCGGGACTGGACCGCAGGGCGCTCCTTCATGCTGCGGACTGCGGGGGCCACGGTGCGTGCGTGTGTGACGAGACCGACCCGGCCGATGGCCCGTCAGGGGCCTAACCATCTACGATTGATCGAACTGGAGTTCGAGGAGGCGCCGATGTGGACCGTGTTCTACCGGGACCTGTGGGGGCCGGTATGGCCGAACTTGGCCGCGTCACTGTTGTGGGCGCCAGCTGCTTTCGCCTGGCACCACCGCAGGATCCGTGCGCACATCTCCAACGTCGTAGCCGAGGCTGCGGGACTGGTCGGTGAATCATGACCATCTTCGGCCCGGACATCTCGTCCTATCAGGCGGGCCTGGATCTGTCCCGACTGGCCAACGCATCGTTCGTGCTCGCCAAGACGACCGAGGGCACCTACTACACCGACGGCGACTACCAGGGCTGGCGCAGGCAGTGCACGAGCCTCGGCAAGCCGTTCGTGTGGTACCACTTCCTGTCCGGCGAGGACCCGCACGCGCAGGCCGCGCACACGCTGGCGAACGTCGGCGACACCACGCTGCCGGGCATGCTCGACGCCGAGCCCGCGG